GTCATAGTAAGATGTTAGTCCTGCTTTTCTAGCAAGAGTATTAACAGAACGTCGTGATGCTCCTTCTTTTGGTTTAATAAAGATAAGAGCGTTGTTAGGCTGATCAGGGTTAGAGGCAAATACTCCTTTAAACTCATTAGCAATGTTTTTGTAGATGCGTCCTTTTTGAGGAGTATCAGGATTAAATTCCCAAATACCTTCAGGTAATTGGTTAATGATCTCAACGCTTTGACGTTTAAGCTGTCTGTAATCTAAACCTTTTGGGTTAGTCACATCAACAATACCACGTCCTTCATCAGGAAACCATGTAACAGTGACAGGGCCGTTACGATAAACACCAGCACCATATTCAATGTTAGTTTTTAGTGCTTCTTTAATTTCTTTAGATAAACTCATTATTAGTCTTAATAATGTTAATAGTAATAATAAGAAGAATAATAAGAGAAGATGGTTCGGTCTTCGACCTCACCTCATCTTCATATATTATTAGCTTGTCGTAAAAGAGGAAGGACTTGTCATCCTTCCTCCGTTTTGACCGCTGTTTCCACACACGAGGGCACCACTCCCCGTGTTTAACTGTCTGGTTAAAAAGAAACCCAAGTGGGAACTGAGTTTTTAGCTTTTCCTCTAGCCTCTTGTCTTTGGGCTAATGTCATGCCTAAAACCATGTGGTTAGCGGCTGATTCTGGGTCATCCATCCAAGCTTGTTGAAGGTCATTCCACTCTTCATTTTTACGTCGAATGATCTCTTGGTTAGCGGAGATGCTCATGGCATCTGTAAAGTATTTTACGCCTTGAGCAAGAGCATCCAATCTGTCGTCATGTTTAACAGCGCCTTTTTCCCGACACATACGGCTCATCTGGTAGAAGAGCATGTAGAGAAGACGTGATTCAGGAGGAGCATCTGGGTTAGAACGGTAGTCCCATTCTACAACCTTAGGATCAATTACCAAACGGTGTTGGTTCATGACAGGTTCTAGTGCGTCAATAATCCTGTCTTCTTTACGGACAGTTGCTCGCACTTCTTCAATGTCTATTCCTTGTTTAGTTTGGATGAGGTGTTTTTTAAAAAGCTCTGCGACAATACCGTCACCAAAGTTTGTTTCGATGATGAGTTTGGTAGCACCATATTTCTTACATCCTCTGAGGATATCCAACAAAGTGTTGTCGCTGTAACCATCCCGGTAAGCACGTACCGCATGGACATAAAGAAAACCGTTAAGTTGTGAGATGTAAACTGCAGATGTTTCATCAGTGCCTCGTCCAGAAGGGTCAACGGAGCAGATGGTCTCTTGGTATGGAGTCCAGTCTCCTTGCGTCTGCATGGGGCTGTAAAAGTAGTCTCCAGGCAATCCTACAGCAGGCAAGTCTTTAATAATGTTACGGGGATCAGAGCACCAGATAATGTTTTCTGGTCCTTGGGTTGGATTAACAGGATAGACAATAAGGTCAGCAAATTTAAGGGGAAACTTTTCTGCATCAGACAAGCTAGTGTCTAGCATAAACTGTAGCATAAAGTTGCTACGACCCATTGCTGACTCACGCTCTAATAGATCGTTTTCATTAAAGCGGCTATCTGTTGGCCGCCAAACAAGTTTGTCTTTTGTGTCTAAATCGTTAACTAATTGAGGAGCTAACAACCCTTCGTACATTTCTGTTTTGCGTGGATACCTAGCAGGCCACACAAACGGTTTGTAATTACGTTCTCTTAATTTGTTATAGATTGTAAAAGTAGTTTGGGGTGTACCCAGAAACATAATACGGCTTTCTTTTTTAGGAGTCAAGATAGACTCACATTCAGTAACCAGCTGCAAAAGCTTTTCTCGTTGCAGCTCAGTCATGCTGTTGTTTGGCACTTCTACGTCGTCTAGAACCATTAGGTCAGCACGAGAACCAGTCAACTGACCTGTGATACCTACAGACTTAACAGAAGGGGCTTGGTGAGGCTTAGCGGGGCCAACATCAAAGCTAACACGAGACCACCGCTGGTCATCGTTCTTTGGTCTAAGGTGTGAAAGCCATTCTACTTCTAGGATAAGACGTTGACAAAAAATTGAGAATGAGTCGGCTCTATCCTTAGACGCCGATACCACCATAATTTTTTTATCGGCATCATTATACAGAGTCCACAAAACAAACGCTGCAGTAATCCAGCTTTTACCAACACCACGGAAAGCTTGAATTTGTAAACGTTTAGGGCCGTGCTGTAGATACTCTGCAATGCACAGTTGGGCTCTAGTAGGTGTTGGAAGGTTTAGGTGAGTCCATACAGCGGTCAAGAAATACCTAAAGTCATTCTTGAGTTGTGTCTCGATACTTTGGGTCATAATAAATATGGAGTTCATCCAAGCCTTCTACTTCAGAAGGTTTAGATTCAATAGTGTAGGAAGGCAGCTCAAGAGCATCCATTTGTTTATGGTACTCTTGAACTGCATCATCTACAGTTTTACGAATGACATATTTGATGTAGATAGGTTCTACATACAACAACACCCACACAACAACCCAACGGTATTGTTTTGGAGCAGCGTATGCTATTTTACGAAACTGCTCTAGAAGGAGCTGTGAGGGGTCTAAAATGTCATTCATAATAGGATATACCTAAAATGGTTTAAAAGGGGTTTCTAGAAGCTTCTAGCGGCCTTTGCTGCGGTTCCACTCACGCCACGCTTTTTGATAAGCAGCGGCGCTTTTAAATTGCTCCCGTTTGGGTTCAGGACGTTTACCACCAGCTTTAACTTCTGGCACGTTACCGTACATTTTAACAATGTCTTTTCTAGTAACGTTTTTACGCTCAGTTTTAGTAGCACTAGTAGAAGCCGTAGGGGTTACGTTCCGACGAGGCTTGCTTGAAGCGGTAGTGGTGGCCGGTTTAGGCTTGGGCTTGGGCTCGGCCTTAGGCTTAGCCCCATAACCAGGACCAGCATATTCTTTATTTTGAGGTGACACATATTTACGTTTGTCACTAGGTTTAGACGATTGCCCAATACCTTTAGCTTGACGTTCTTTAGCAACTTGATCGCTAGTCACGTTTTCGCCTTTTTGACGACGACGTGAAGCCTCAGTCATAGCACGCAGTTCTTTCAGATCATCTGAAATACTTTTACGTTTTTTCTTTTGTTCAGCCATTGTTATTTAATGTGCGAAAGAATTAATTGCTCTCTGTGTGGATGAATACCAAAAGTTTGTCTCATCCACGATAGCCAGTTGTTTGATCCTTTGTCCTGATTACATTGACGACAGCTGGGCACAAGGTTGCTTGTGAGATCTTCACCCCCATAACAGCGAGGACGAACGTGATCAAGTGTAAGTTCATGTAATTCATAAATTTCTCCACAATAAACGCATTGACAATTGAAGTGCTCTTTGATGGCTTTACGCCACATCCGTTTAGCTTCTGGACTTGTCATCGTTATTAAGTTTTGAAGGTAGTGATCAGGACTGGGGAGCAGAGGAGTCATGGCATTATTTTTTAATCCTTAGCTTTCCTCTGTTTCTGGCACGATTTTTTTGTGCGTCTTCACGGACGAACGTGCCCGACGTGGTTTGGGAGTAGTCTTTGCCTCCTTTACCGTAATTTCCGTCTTCTCTTCGGGCTTTGTTGTGCTTGACTCGGTAGTCTTTGTTAATTTGGAGTTTATTACGCTCCCGATTCTTTGCGTTTTTATGACGCCGAGAGGCTGCATTGTCGCGGTAATTTTTCGCACTTTTAGACAGTTTGTTGTATGGAAGTTTTTTAGGAGCCATTAGCGATTAACTGCTTTTTGTACTGCATCAAAATCAATGGTAGGCATTAGATTTGCAAGATTACTTAATGCAGAATCGTTAACAGCTACACCAGTGATGTCGTTTTTAGTAAGCCAATCTGCTGCTGCTTTTAAATCAGCAGTAGTAGCTTCGCCAGATTTAATACGCTCTAACAACTCTGTAGTAATAAGTTGGTGAAGTTCGTTAAATTGAGCTTCACTTGCGCGTGTGTTAGCCATTTCGCATAAGGATACGATCTAATTTTTCATCAAGTCGATGCATACCGTCATCAATTTTATTTAGCGCTTTTTCAAGGTCTGCTTTTGGAACATATGTTGAAATCATACGCACTTCAAAATTATCAAAACGGTGATCCATAGCGTTAATTCGCTCATGCACACGATTGATTCGAGAGTGTATTCTGTTTATAAAAGCTGTAATACCTGTTGCAACGGCTACGCCTGCTGTAACAATTAACTCAGTCATGTTGGGTCATGAGACGGATCAATTTCTGTGGGTAGATTGGATCCGTAGCATAACCTTCAGCTTTAAGAAGGTAGGCACAGTCCTCTCTTGTTGTGGCGCGATTAACGCCTTTATAGCCTTTATAGTCTTTATACCACTGGTCTACAAGATGCTTTACGCAGTCGTAGGGGGTAGCAAAGTCCTTAAAAGTAGCTTTAATGGTGACAGGACCGTTACCATAGTCTTCCCAGGTAGTTTTAAGGGTTCCTGGGGTCCCTTTAATTCCAAAATAGTTGTTTTTACCGCTACAAGCGGTTCCATATGCAGATTCAAGCGCCCATTGGGCTGCCACAACCTCAGGAAATTTAGCTCCAGCTGCTGCTGCCGCCGCTTCAATGCCGTCCCACGAGTTGTCAAACGTTTTCGTAGGTGCTTTAGGCGGAGGCAGACGCCACAACTGTACCCATTCCTGAGAATCAGAAAGACCCTCCTCACCCAAGAGTTTCTCAAGGGCTTGAAGGGCTTTAATCTGGTTAGGCAATCCTTTGTAATACTTGACTACATCGGTTAATCGAATAGTCATTACCACTCATATTCGCTAATGTAACACGTACCGCTATTGCTTTGTGTAGTTTTTACGTGAAGAGTACTCCCTTCTGGTACAGTAAAGTAAACACGTTCATCTGTTTTAATATAATGCTCACCCGTGTTGCTGTTTAGTTTAAAATACACAGGATGACCATTAGCATGAAGGCTGACTTTACGGCAATGAGTAGACAAAACTTGGCTAGTGTACGTATCTCCTACTGAGACAGTGTAAGCAGCTCCTGGAGTATTGTAATATCCAGGATGAGTTAAAATATTATCAACGGTCATTACTTAGGAAAAAGACCGTTTTCAATGAATTCGACAGCCTTATCATCAATAGTGTTGTCGGTGGACTCAGAAAGCTTTTTAAGCAGGTCAATGACCAAACGCTTTACTTGGGTAGAACCCAGAAAGGTAAAAAGAACGGGACGGATAAGTGCAATCATTGTTCTAAAAGGGGTAAAGGTTTACTACCAAGGCACACCAGATGCTTTAGTAGGAGTTTGTTGTTCAGCGATTTGGTTGTCAAGGGCGGTTAAAATCTCGGTAACTTTTTCGTCACCACCAAGAGCTTCTTTGACCCAGCCAACTACAACTTCTTCAGTCAGGTTAGCGAAGTCAATA